GCGCAGATCGGTTCATCCGGGAACTCTGCGAAGATCGGTTCATCCGGGAACTATGCGCAGATCGGTTCATCCGGGAACTATGCGCAGATCGGTTCATCCGGTGACTCTGCGCAGATCGGTTCATCCGGTGACTCTGCGCAGATCGGTTCATCCGGGAACTATGCGCAAATCGGTTCATCCGGTGACTCTGCGCAGATTGATAGCACAGGAGAAGATTCCGTGATCTGCTGCGCTGGACATAATTCTACGGTTAAGGCAAAAAAAGGCAGCTGGATCACGCTTTCTGAATGGGAATATTCAGAAGAAAAGAGCCGAATTGTTCCGTTATGTGTCAAGACGGAATATGTAGATGGAAAGCGAATAAAAGCAGACACGTTCTATCGCCTTGTAAAAGGAGAATTCAAGGAAGTTAACCAATCAATACTGTCAAATGCATAAGACAGTGCATTTTAACATATCACAAATACACGAGCTGCCATTTGGCAGCTCAGGAGGTGGTCTAATGGATTTAGAACAAAGAGCGATAGAGAGGATACAAACAGCTTCAGAAATGAGTCTGAATTATTATAAAAAACCTCTTGTATGCACATATTCCGGTGGAAAAGATTCTGACGTGATGCTTGAACTGTTCAGGCGGTCCGGTGTTCCTTTCGAAGTGCATCACAGTCATACAACCGTAGATGCGCCGCAAACGGTCTATCATATTCGAGACGTATTTAAAAAGCTGGAATCAGAAGGGATTAAATGTGAAATTTCGATGCCAAAATTGACAATGTGGCAGCTGATTGTGAAAAAGAAAATGCCACCGACAAGAATGGCTAGATATTGCTGCGCGTACCTGAAAGAAAATGACTGTAGGAACAGAATGATTGCAACAGGTGTTCGCTGGGATGAAAGCAGAAACCGGGCTAATAGGGGGGGTTATGAGACGTTAATGAAAAATAAAGCCGACAAAGTTGTTCTTTCCGATGATGACATGTCAGACATACAAACGGAAAAAGATTTTAAACAATTAACAATTCCGGGAGTGGGTTCTGCTTTAATGCTGATGAATGATAATTCGAAAAAAAGAAGATTCATCGAACGGTGCGAAATGAAAGCAAAAACCGTATGCAATCCAATTATTGACTGGAAAGATAAAGACATAAAAGATTACATTGAGTCAGAAAAAATTTGCATGAATCCGCTGTACCGCATGGGTTTTAACAGATGCGGCTGCATTGGATGTCCGATGGCCGGAAAACATAGATATTTTGAATTTTCGATATTTCCGACGTACGAAAGAGCATTCAACAAAATGCTTGATGCAATGAAAGCAGACGGCACAGGAAGAGTGCCAAAATGGAAAAACGGTGAAGAGGTGTTTTTGTGGTGGATGGATGACAAGAACATACCGGGGCAGATGACGCTTGATGATTTTATGTAGGAGGTTGCAGAATGAATTATGCGAAGAATCGAAGCTATGTTTTGAAAAATACCGACCGACGCACATTGCTTGAACAGCTTGCCGAAGAAGCAGCAGAGTTGTCACAGGCGGCTTTGAAGCTGATCAGGGCTGAAGGCCTGTCAAACAATCATACAAATCGTAACACATTGATTGCGCAGGAACAGCTCAATGACGAGGTGGCCGACGTGCTGATGATGGTTGATGCATTAAGAATTCCGGTTCTTGAGTCGTATGCAAATGATAAATGGCAGAGATGGGCGGACAGGATCAAAGAATATTTAGACAGAAGGAATGTTACAAATGTCAGTAAACAGTAAGCAAAAAGGGGCCAGATTTGAGAGGGAATTGTCCAAAATCTTTCAAAGTTACGGATATGAAAATGCAAGAAGGACAGCTCAATATTGCGGAAATACCGGAGATGCTTCTGATGTAATCGGCCTTCCTGGCATCCATGTCGAGGCAAAGATGCAGGAACGTATGAGGCTATATGACTGGATGGCTCAGGCCGAAAATGACGCCTCAAATAACCGCGTGAAGCCTCTCCCGGCAGTGTTTCATAAGCAAAGTCGAAAAGAAATTCTTGTGTCCATGCGATTAGACGACTGGATGAAGCTGTACGATGCGTACAGAGAGAAACTGAGACTGGGTGAAGGAGGTGATTAAGAATGGCCGAAAGGCGCATGTTTACTCAGAAAATCATTGATTCTGACGCTTTTCTTGATATGCCTCTGACGACTCAGGCCCTATATTTTCACCTTAACATGCGTGCAGATGATGACGGGTTCATCAACAACCCGAAGAAGATCTGCCGGATGATCGGGGCATCTGAGGATGATCTGAAGCTGCTGATTGCAAAAAGATTTGTGCTCGCATTCGAAAAAGGTGTGATCGTCATTAAGCACTGGCGGATGCATAACCTGATTCGAAAGGACCGATACAGTCCGACCCAGTACGAGGACGAATTCATGAGTTTGAACATTAAGGATAACGGATCATACACTGAAAAAATGCCGCAAATTCAAGGGATTGAGGAGTATGGCAACCAAATGGCAACCAGTTGGCAACCAAATGGCAACCAAATGGCAACCCAGGATAGGTTAGGTAAGGATAGTATAGGAGAGGTTAGTGTAGGTAAGAGTAGTATAGTTAAGGACAGTATAGGAGAGAAAGAAGAAGTAAAAGAAGAAAAAAACTCCACCACCAACACCTGCAAGCAGGTGGCAGCCCTCTTCAATCAAATCTGTGTGTCATATCCTTCTGTTCAATCTCTCTCTGAGGCGAGAAAGAAAGCTATAAAAGCCAGATTTAAGACTTATACGCTAGAAGACTTTGAGATCTTGTTCGAGAAAGCGGAGGCATCCGACTTTTTGAAGGGCGGCAATGGCCGGAACTGGTCAGCAAACTTCGACTGGCTTATCAGGGATTCCAACATGGCGAAAGTACTTGACGGCAATTATGACAATAAGTCTTGTGGCAGAAATCAAGCACCGAACAAGACAGCACAGCAGCTAGACGATTTTTATGACATGGCTGCCAGATGGGCAGCAGAGGGGGAATGAATACATGGACAAGAATGAATTCTCGATGTTCTCAATGGCATTAAAGACTTATTATCCGCGGGAGAACCTGTTGCCGAACACACAGGCCATGGAGCTGTGGTTTAAGCAGTTACAGGATATTCCGTATACGGTGGCAGAAACGGCACTGAACAAGTGGGTAGCTGTGAACAAGTGGTCGCCGTCGATTGCGGACATTAGGGCAGAAGCAGCAGAGATCAAGAATGGTGAGGCTCCTGACTGGGGCGAAGGTTGGGAGAGTGTGTTGGATGCCATCCGGCGATACGGCTCTTACCGGGTAGATGAGGCGATGGCGAGCTTTGAGCCGGTGACCCGTAAGTGTGTTGAACGAATCGGGTTCTTAAACATCTGTCAGTCGGAGAACATTGCTGCGGATCGGGCGAACTTCCGGACGCTGTACGAGCAGCTGGCGGAGAAAGAACAGAAGTACAGGCAAATGCCGAAGATGTTAGAACAGCTGATCTCAAAAATACAGACCGGAGAAATTGACGTTGATGCTCTTGAAGCTCGTATGAGACAAATAGAGCGTCGAAATACAAAAGGCGATAAAATTATCGAGAATTAAAATAAAACGTCTTAAAATGGCGAATAGGAGGTATAAAATGGATTTTAAATTACTTGTTACGACAAAAATGCTCATGGAGGTTTTATCAGCTGGCAAATCGTCAGCCGAGATCATCGGAGAAAAGGCGGAGGCGAAAGTCAGAGTGGGTTTCAGAATTTTCTGGTATCTGCCGAAGATTCAGAAATACCTTAAGGAGAACGCAAGTGATGATGGGAGGTTGAAATAATGCCGGCGGGATACAGTATCACCAACGAGGAGCGAAAAAAGATTGTGCGAATGCATGATGAGGGAATGAGATACACTGATATAGCCTGTGTACTCGCTCTGAGCAAATCTAGCGTTTATAACATCTGCCGTGAGGAAACTTACAGGAGACACAACAGAAACACTGTATTCAGCTATGAGGTGGCAAAAAAGGCGAATCAGGCAATTCACCCGGAGAATATCGACAAGCTGAAAAGAGAAACGTACATCGGCAGGACGGTAGTGATCAAACAAAAATCGTATGAAAGCGATGGTGTCCGGGCAACCGGTATGACGGGGATTGATGAGAAAAAGGCGCATGTGTGCAGCATGTATCGAGACTTCTTCAACGTCATCATGGCGAGAGGCGGATACCAGACTTCCATCCGGTGGGCGGATATGCTTTGCCATCATGCGGATTACGACATTGCTTTTGAGTGAGGGGTGACGGGGTATGGCGTGCAAGTTGGAATGTATCGGAAATGCAAGTGACAAACATCAATGTTGCATAATTTGTAATTACAGAGACAAATGCAACATATTGTGCGATTGCATGGATAATTTTGAATATGCAGAGGATTGCGACGAGTGGGAGGATGATGATTGATGCCGTATTACAAGAAGTATTATAAGCCACAAGTGATGGCGTGGATCAAGCATTTCAGAGATGGCAAGCAGCCTAAAACATTGCAGGAAGCTGTACACTACTATGCTGTTAAGTGTGCGATCAACGACACTCTTGAGATGGAGGACGGGGCTGACAGAATGAGGTTGATTGAAATGTGCTACTTAAAAAAACGAAAAAGCATTATCGGGGCTGCCATGGAAGTCGGGGTATCAGAACGAACGGCATACAACTGGTGCTCTGATTTTGCAAAAATTGTAGAAGAAAAAGCAGGATATGTATGAAGTTTGCAGTTACAGTAGAAAGTGTTTTTGTAGAATGGAGCGTGGATGGATGTCTTTTGACATTTTGTTTTTCCTCCTTACGATTATGCTGAGTGCGTAAAACCAGCAGTAGCAGACCGGATTCGCCGGCATGGCTATCGCCTTGAGATAGGTTGCACACTGTTTCATATTACTTCCTTTATGAAGGGCTGTTCCGCTTTGACGGGCGGCCCTAAAGTTGTCTTACGAGGTGATTTTCTTGGCGAGAGCTCCAAATAAAAAAGTTGATAAAGCAAAAAAGTTATATTTGAAGGGCGAGAAGTTAATTGATATCGCTAATGAGCTGGAGCTTCCGGAAGGCACCGTCAGAAGGTGGAAAAAAACGTATCAATGGGATAGCGAACGTTCGGAAAAGAATAGCGAACGTTCGGTTAAAACGTCCGTTAAGAAAAAGAAAACCGTTGCAAAAGAAGTTAAACAGGTCATGGAAAACACTGAATTAACCGACAAACAAAGGCTTTTCTGTCTGTATTACATTAAGTGCTTTAATGCAACGAAGGCATATCAGAAAGCGTATGAATGTAGCTATGAAGTAGCAGCTTCGGCAAGTTATCGAATGTTGGCCAATGTTGGAATTCGAAATGAAATTCAGCATCTTAAACAGAACCGTTATCAGCGAGAATTCCTTTCCGAAGCAGATATCTTTCAAAAGTACATGGATATCGCATTTGCGGATATCACAGATTTCCTTGATTTTGGAACTGAAGAAGTCCCGGTTATGGCATTGTACGGCCCTGTAAAAATCAAAGACCCTGAGACGGGCGAGGAAAAAACGCTGACAAAGACAGTGAACACGGTATACTTCAAGCCTTCAAGTGAGGTGGATGGTTCTATTCTAGCTGAAGTCAAGCAAGGGAAAGATGGCGCTAGCATTAAGCTTTCCGACAGGATGAAGGCTCTTGAATGGCTGTCGAAGCATATGAATATAGCTACAGACGAGCAGAAGGCTAGAATCGAGCAGATTCATGCACAGACAGAGTTACTCAAGGCGAAAGCGCAGGCGGACGATATTGAAGAGGCTGCCGATGACGGATTTATAGAAGCATTGAAGGGAACCGCAGCGGATGATTGGGAGGACGGACCGGATGAAGAGAATTAAGCAGTTCTTCAAATTCCAACCATTCTCGAAAAAGCAGCGGATGGTTCTGAACTGGTGGACGGATGGATCACCGGTAAGAGACTACGAAGGAATCATAGCAGACGGGGCGATTCGTTCTGGCAAGACAGTGTGCATGTCTTTGTCGTTCGTAATGTGGGCGATGTCTACATTTAATGGCCAGAATTTCGCAATGTGTGGAAAGACGATCGGATCCTTCCGGCGTAACGTCCTTTTCTGGCTAAAACTGATGCTCAAGTCAAGAGGATACAGAGTGACGGATCACCGTGCGGACAATCTTGTCGTAATATCCAGAGGGGATGTGGAGAATAACTTCTACATCTTCGGCGGTAAGGATGAGAGATCACAGGATCTGATCCAGGGCATCACATTGGCTGGCGTGTTCTTCGATGAAGTGGCTCTGATGCCGGAATCTTTCGTCAATCAGGCGACCGGACGATGCTCTGTGGATGGCTCAAAGTATTGGTTCAACTGCAATCCGGATGGTCCGAATCATTGGTTCAAGAAAAACTGGATAGACAATAGAAAAGCCAAGAGGCTGCTATATCTGCACTTCACGATGGACGATAACCTGAGCCTTACAGAGAAGATTAAGGCTAGATATCGAGCTATGTATGTAGGCATCTTCTATGCAAGATACATAGAGGGACGCTGGGCGATGGCAGAGGGTGCGATTTACGACATGTTCGACGAGAATGTGCATGTTATAGATCATATTCCGGAACTTGAAGGACCTTGGTACATATCGTGTGACTTTGGTATCCAGAATGCAACTGTATTCCTTTTGTGGCGCAGAAAGAAAGGCACGAACACATGGGTATGCACGAACCAATACCGATACAGCGGACGCGAGAAGAAGCTACAAAAGTCTGTAAAGCAGCTTATCGACGGCATGGAAGAAACGTTCGGGCTGAGTTCGGACGAATACGACACAGAAAAGATATGCCCTAGGAACATTATCGTAGACCCTTCTGCAAGCGCGCTAATCGTAGAGCTTAGACAGAGGGGATACAGTGTCAGGAAGGCGAAAAATGATGTCCTGAATGGTATCGCAGACGTACAAGTGATGCTTAAGGATGGCCGTCTGCTGTTCCTGAAACGATGCTGTAAGGAGACTATCGAGGAGATACAGGGGTACAGATGGGACGAAAAGAAAGCCGAGCGAGGAGAGGATGCCCCGGTCAAAGAGGCGGATCATTCTTGTGATGCTATCAGATATTTCGTGAAAACGATGAAGCTTGTGAATCGAGACGACACGGAGGAGGTAGACGAAGAGTATGAGTACTACTTGTGAAAATGCACCGGAATCAAAAGAATATTTAGATTTCGTCGAAAAATTCAAACCGAAGAAAATCAGAAGAAAAAAGGCAAAGCACTGTTTGGCGGCGGAATGCTTCTGTCAGAGAAAGCAGCCGCAGAGAAAGCAGCCGCAGAGAAATGGACGCTTTCAGAACGCGAGCTCGAAATCATTAGAGGATTAGGGGCGAAAAAATGAGAACATATCAGAATTTGCGTGATGTCGGAATGAACGACATAGACAGAGGAGAGTTTTGCAGATCAGCTATCACGGACTTTATGCAGTCGCAAGAGTACAAAGACGCAAAGGCCGGTGATGCGTATTATAAAAAACACAACTTAACGATAGAGAAATTTCAGAAATTTTTATACAGTATTTCTGGCAGAAAGATAGAGGATTTATTCAGTGCAAATTATAAGATAAAGACACTTTTTTTCAGGCGTTTAGTCACACAGCAGGTGCAGTATGTTCTTGGAAACGGTGTGACATTGCTGAAAGACGGCAATAAAGAAAAATTAGGCAACGATTTTGATTATAAGTTGCAAAGTGTCGCAAAAAAAGCAATGACTTTCGGATGCGCCTTCGGATTTTGGAATTATGACCACCTTGAGGTCTTCGGATATGCTGACACGCCTTCTTCTCCGGGTTTCTGTCCTTTGTACGATGAGGACACGGGAGAGTTAAGAGCCGGGATCAGATACTGGTTCAGAAATGTCGGAAACAATAGCGTATTCAGGGCTACACTCTACGAAGAAGACGGATACACTGAATTTATCAAAACAAGCGATAAAAACGCGAGTGTTTTGCAGGCGAAAAAAAGGTATAAAACGATAACAAAATCAACACAGGAAACAGGAATAGTCGATGTGCGCGAGGAAAACTACACATCGCTTCCGATCGTCTGCTTATATGCGAGCGATACACTGGAAAGTGAGCTTGTCGGACTCAGAGAAAGCATAGATTGCTATGACTTTATTAAATCAGGGCTTGCGAATGATATCGATGATACATCCGGTTTTTACTGGATCTTGAAGAACGAGGGTGGTATGAAAGATCCAGACCTCGCTAAATTTATTCAGCGCATGAAGACGTTAAGAGCTGCTGTTCTTGAGGGTGACGACGTGGACGCTGAAGCGCATACGCTCGATATTCCGTACGAAGCAAGAAAGACGATGCTTGAATTGTTGAGAAAAGATATTTATGAGGATTTTCAAGCACTCGACGTCAACACGCTTTCGGCTGCGCAAAAGACAACGCAGGAGATTAAGGCTGCCTATCAATCACAGGATAACAAGTGCGCAGACTTCGAATACAATATTATCAAGTTCGTTCAGAAGATTTTGGAGTTAGCAGGCATCGACGATAAGCCAACTTTCGTCTGGAATAAGATCACGAACCAGAACGAAACACTGGATATGGTCCTGAAAGCTGCACCTTACCTGTCAGATGAGTGCATCATCAAACATATTCCTTTCTTGACTCCTGAGGAAGCCGACGAAGAGATTGAAAAGAGGGAGAAAGAACAGCTGAATAGCTTCAATCTTGGAGGAGATAATCAGAACGGAGAAGGAGAAGAGGGAGACGGTGAAACCGGCGAAGGTGATGATCAAGGCGGACGGGGTGACAATGGGGATGATGAATAATGTCGTATATAGAGGACTGGACAGAAGAAGAACTGAAAGCCCTTGAAAGAAAGCTAGACAAGCAGTATCGAGAGGCGTGGAAAGACTTGAATGCAAAGGCCAGAGCCTACTTCCTCCGGTATGCGAAGCGGTGGGAAAAGGAATACAAGGCATATCAGGAAGGCAAGTATACAACTGACGAGTTTCGTCTGTGGGAACAGTCACAGTTGGCGAGAGGTCAGCACTGGGATGATCTCCGTGATAAGATGGCGGAACGTCTTACGAATACGAATGTTATCGCTGCAAGCTATATAGAAGACGCAATCATTAATATCTTCTGCGAGAATTACAACTACGCTGCCTACACGGTCGAAGGATATGCGCAGAATTATATATCTAATATCCAGATGGGTGCCGACTTTGGTTTGATGAATGAGGCGGTTCTGCGACGTTTGATTGTCGAAAATCCGCGTTTATTGCCGCTTCCTTCTGTTGATATTCCTAAAGATCAGCAATGGAACAAGAAGAAGCTACAAGCCTGCCTCATGCAAAGCATCCTGCAAGGGGAAGGCATCGGGGAGATGTCAGACAGGTTTCAGCAGGTCGCGGCAATGAATCGCGCATCTGCGATAAGGAGTGCAAGGACGGCGACGACAAGTGCACAGAACGGTGGAACATACGAAGCCTATACAGCTGCGGAGAAGATTGGCATACAGATCCAGGACGAGTGGATCGCTACACACGATTACCGCACCCGTGACAGCCACAGGGCATTGGACGGTACAAGGGTTAAGCACGGGGAGCGGTTCGCAAACGGCCTGCGCTTTCCGGGGGACATGCTATTCGGTACAGCAAGAGAACTGTATAACTGCCGATGCACTACACGGGCTGTCATATCCGGCATCAATGACTCTGATCCTGTTGACATGAGCCATTGGAGTGGCGGCGCAAAAGAATATGCAGCATGGAAAAGAGGAAAGAGGCGGTAAGGTGTCAGAATTCGAGATTGTAGACAATGTGGATGCAGTCAAGGCCTTGTTTGAGGAAAAGTGCAACAAGGCCTTGGAAGAAATTGGACTGGCTGCGGAAGGGTATGCCAAGAAAAACATACAGAAAAAGATTATAACCGGAGCTACAACGCCCCGAACAGGCCGTCTGATGTCTAGCGTAACACACATCGTTGACGGGAAAGACTGCTATATCGGAACTAATGTTTCGTACGCTATCTATTTCGAAATGGGAAGCGGTACTCAGTCACCATACGGCAGAAGAAAAACCCCGTGGAAGTATCAGGATGCTAATGGAAACTGGCACATGACACACGGTATGCGTCCAAGGCCGTTCCTCAAACCGGCAGTGACGGAATATTCAAGTAAATACGCAAACATCATAAAAGATATGATGGAAGGATAAGGGATTCGGCATTGTGCCGAGTCCCTTTTTTGCAGTTACGGTAGATAAATACACAGTATATTGTGCTTATAGACTGCGAAGAATAGCGGTCGTTTTGCCCGTTAGCAAAGCGAAGCTACCAGAGAAGTGGAGGGAATAAAAATGGCACTTAAAAGAAGTGAACTGAGAAAAATCGTCAAAGATGCCGACATGACAGATGAAGAAAAGCTGACGGCTGTGATGGACCTGCTGCACAGCGAGGTGGACGACCTCAAAGAAGAACAGGACGACTTAAAAGAACAGCTGAAGAAGGCACAGGCTGATCTGAAAGATGCACAGAAAAATGGCGGTGGCGATGATTCCGAATGGAAAAAGAAATACGAAAGCGAGCGCGACGCTTTCAAAAAATTCAAAGACGATCAGACTGCTAAGGACAGCAGAACGGCTAAAGAATCGGCTTACAGGAAGCTTCTTGAAGAGTCAAAGGTGAGTACAAAAGCTATTGACAATGTGCTTAAAGTCACCAATTTTGATGAAATTGAACTGGACGAGAAAGGACAGATCAAAGACACTGCCGACGTGAAGAAAAAGATTGAATCAGATTGGTCTGGATTCATCGAGAAGAGTAACACCACGGGCGCAGATGTTAAAAATCCGCCAAAAAATGACGGAGGAACAGGATCATATACAAGCAGAGAAGAGGCAAGAAAGGGCGTCAAATCAACAGCAGAAATGATGAAACGTATCCGCGAGAATCCTCAGCTCTATACAACTAATAGTGTTAATTCAGGAGATTAAAAAATGGCTACTGAAACAAATTTAATTAAAACTACCGATCTGACAGATGCTCAGGTTAGGGAGATTGCTTTTACAGAGCTTTTCACAGAGAATCTTAAGAAGCTCATTGAGGCTCTCGGCGTGACTAGAAAAATCTCGAAACAGGCCGGAAGCGTTTTAAAGACATACAAAGCAACTGGTACCCTTGCGAGCGGAACTGTTGCCGAAGGTGAAGTGATTCCGCTTTCTAAATACAAAATGAAAGTGGTTAATTATGGGGAAATCACATTAGAAAAGTGGAGAAAGGCTACAACAGCGGAGGCTATCATTGGATCTGGTTTTGACCAGGCGGTGACCTTGACAACCGACAGAATGATGAAGGACATTCAGAATAACATTCGTACAAAGTTCTTTACGTTTTTAGGAACAGGAACAGGAACCTCTACAGGCGTAGGCCTTCAGGCGACACTTGCACAGACGTGGGGGCAGCTGCAGACACTGTTCGAAGACAATGCTATCGAAGCAGTATACTTCATCAATCCGCTTGATATTGCCGATTATCTTGCAACAGCAACGATCACTACACAGACAGCGTTTGGAATGACGTATATTGAAAACTTCCTCGGAATGGGCACTGTATTTATGAACAGCTCTGTTCCGAAGGGTAAGGTATACGCAACAGCTAAGGACAACCTTGTTCTCTATTATATCCCAGTAAACGGCGCTGATTTGGGCAATGCGTTCAGCTTCACCGCTGATGAGCTTGGCCTGATCGGTATCCATGAGGATTCTGACTACAAAACGATGACATGTGAAGATGTTATCGTCAGCGGTCTGACACTGTTTGCAGAGATGATTTCCGGCGTTGTTGTGGGCACAATCACAGCGTCAGCCTAAGAATTAAGAGAGAGGAGGGTTGATGATGATTTCTGAGGTAATGAGACATATCCGGAATTACTTCCAAACAGGGGAGTATATCGACGGGACCTATACGATTCAGGATGGCACCATTGACCTTCCTTTTCTGCTTGACGGACAGTATTTCTTACTTGAAGGTTCTGTGCTGAATGACGGGGTGTACCAGTACCCACCTTATGAGCTCGAAGATGAGACGTTCACGGGGACTATAGTTCCTCTGAAGCCTCCGAAAGCTTTCCTTAATCTCTGCGAGGATATCGCACAGTATGTAGAGAAGTATGGCGGCAGCAATGTTGGGCCGTACTCTAGCGAGTCGTTCGGAGGATACACATATACCCGCGCAACGAATCAGAATGGCTCTCCGCAGACATGGAAAGATGTGTTTGCGAGTCGCTTAAACGAATGGAGGAAGGTCTAATGAGTTTGATCGAAAACATGATGGTTCCTTTTTGCTTCATCGAAAAGAAACGTACACCAGACGGTGCAGGCGGCTTCCTTTCTGAGTGGACAGACGGCGCAGAATTCAATGCAGCTCTTACTCTTAACACCACCATGGAAGCCCGCAAGGCCGAACATGACGGCATGACGAGCGTATACACAGTGACTACAAGCAGAAACATTCATCTGGATTATCACGATGTTATCCGCCGTCTCTCTGACGGCAAAACGTTCCGAATTACATCTGATTCTTCAGACAAGATGTCTCCGACTGTATCGACACTGGACATCGCACAGTCAACGGCGGAGAGATGGGAGCTGACACAATGACAACAGGCGAAGCATTATATAATTTTTTTAACTCTTTTGGAATAACGGCATATCCTACGACATCTGTCCCGGATGATGTCGTTTTTCCGTATATGACATACGATTATTATGACGGATTTTTCGGAGATGCAGAGCAATCTATAACTGCATCCCTGTGGTTCTATACGACTTCTGAGCTGATTCCGAATAAGAAAGCGGATGAGATTGCAGAAGCTATCGGACGAGGCGGAAAAGTAGTAGCCTGCGATGGCGGAGCAGTATGGCTCAAGCGTGGGGAGCCTTGGTGCAATGCCCTGTTAGATGATGGGGATACATCAATTAAGAGACGTCTACTTAATATTACAGTTGAATTTTTGAAGGGGTGATAGAAAATGAAATTCACAAAAATTCCTGAAAATACATTCAAAGAATTGCAGATGAACACAGGCGTTCTGTGTGATACATTCACACCGGCAAGCGGCACTATCGGGAACATCCTTGGTGCTACTACAGGAGGTATCAGCTTCGCGGATGCCCTTACATTTACGGATTTCGGCGAAGATATTGACAATTGCCCGAAAAATACGATGGAACTGAAGCGCCTGGACAGCCATGAAGTCACGCTATCCGGCACGTACGTTACGGCCACAGCGGCAAGTGTCAAAAAACTCATGGCTGTTGCGGACATCGACAGCGTAGACGAGACGAAGATCACGCCGAGAAACGACGTGAAGCTAGCGGACTATGGAGATGTCTGGTGGGTCGGCGACTATTCCGATAAAAACGACGATTCAAACGGCGGTTTTATCGCTATACATCTGATTAACGCCCTTTCTACAGGCGGTTTTCAGCTGACTACAAGCGACAAATCAAAAGGACAGATGGCATTCACATACACAGGACATTACAGCATCGAAGAACCGGACAAAGTGCCTTACGAAGTGTATATATCTGCCGGTAAATAAGGAAGGAATGAGATAATATGAAGAAACTTTCAGAAATCACAATGGAGCAGGGACTTGATATCGTTGCAGATATCCTTGTCCCGATCATGAGCATTGCTGAAGACGATACAGCAAGAGATTTTTTCACAAAGGAAAAGCCACAGGAAGGCGAAAATGCGATCCAGATGGCCTTGCGTCGGATCAAGTCAAGCCTTCCGGTTCTTATCAAAAAGCATAAGGAAGACCTGATCGTCATCATGGCAGCTCTTAACACGCAGACTGTAGACGAATACAAGCAGTCAAAAGGCTTCATGGGACTTGTAAAAGATGTAGTGTCACTTGCGAATGATGAGGACTTACAGGGGCTTTTTACATCAGCAGAGTCAGAGAATATCAGCGAATCATCTGGCTCTGCGTCGGAGAATACAGAGGACGTAGTGTTAAGGGTTTTATAGGCTTTGCAGTAGCCCGTATTCAGCAGGAAATTGAAACAAAGGCATATAGAATCTATGTGACAGACAGCCTCCTGTGTGGTCTCAACGCCTTCAGGAAAGAGCCAGTCACGCAAAGATATGCTGACATTATAGAAGGAAAACAAAAAGAAGAAGACACGCGTTCCGGCGATGAGATTGTCGCTGATCTGATGAGAAGGGCGGGGTTAAAATTTGAATCTTCTTGAGTTATATGCAAAGCTGAGCCTTGACACGGGAGAATACGACAAAGGCTTAGACGATTCTAAAAGCAAAGCAAAATCGGCCGGCAGTTTCATCGCGTCCACTCTCGGGAAAGCGGCTGTCACGACTGCAAAGACAGTAGCGGCAGCATATGGAACGATTCAAGCCGGTATTGCTGTTATTACAAAAAAGTCACTCGATGCATATTCAAGCTATGAACAGCTTGCTGGCGGTGTCCAGACTCTGTTTGGCGCCGGAGGGCAGAGCCTGGAAGAATACGCAAAGAGCATAGATAGTACGGTCGATAACGCGAAAGATAAATATAAAAGCCTCATGTCTGCGCAAAACGCAGTGATGAAAGCGGCTGCAGGAGCTTTCAAGACAGCAGGAATGTCGGCGAATACTTATATGGAAACTGTCACAAGCTTCTCGGCGTCACTGATTCAGGGTCTTGGTGGAGATACCGAAGCAGCAGCGAAAGAAGCCGACAGAGCCATCACGGACATGAGCGACAACGCCAACAAGATGGGTACAAATATTCAGGATATCCAGAATGCGTATTCCGGATTTGCAAAATTTAATTTTACTATGTTAGATAACCTGAAGCTCGGTAGACAGTGCCATTGCCGAGCAGTATAAACCTCGTGAAAACGGTGAAACTCTAAACACATAATATGTAGACAATACCGTGCGAAGCATAGCAAACATGTTGTAAATTCTTAATAAGTATTGTAAATTAAAATTAGATAATACTAGGAAAGAAGGAAGCAGCATGACGTGGAAAAAAATAAACGGATACAATAATTATTCTATCAATGAATTTGGTGAAGTTAGAAATGATTCGACTGGAAAAATAAAAACCCCTTTCGAAAATAAAGCTAACGGTTATATGACTATAGATTTGTGGCAAAATAATAAATCAAAAAAACATACAATACATAGGCTACTTGCAGAAACATTTTTACCGAATCCTGAAAATAAGCCAACTGTAGACCATAAAGATGGTAATAGAAAGAATAATTCCCTTTCAAATTTACGTTGGGCTACTTATTCAGAACAGAATTCAAGATTCAGGACAGCTGGCGTTCGAAGCGAACGTGTAAAAGTGATACACTATCCAGAGGTAAGAAAAAAACGTGGAGGTGGCCATGAAGCGTGGCTTGAACCAGATGATGTAATGTATTTTGACAGAATAACTGATGTAGCTAATTATTTTGGCAAAACTATCGGAAATATATCGCAACTCTTGAAAAGTGAGACGATTGGAAAAAGAGGAACAACAAGAGGATATAAATTCGAATATGTTGATAACCAGAGACGTGGCTATGAACGTGTAACGACTATCGAAAGCACACCAGAAGGTGGAAGCGAGTAGAGTACACCCAAGCGGGTGGAAGTGCGAGGGGTGCGAAAGCATCAAGAGATAGTCTAATCTGCATAGAAATATGCAGCAGCCGCAAGGCGGATACGGAATAGCGAACCGTATCGAATGTATAATGTATGGCGGTACTCAGGCCGAAATGGTCAGGCTGATTAATGATTCGGGAATCCTTAATCATACTATCGAAGACTTAGACGGCATCACATTCGACCAGATTGTCGATGCAATTCACGAAGTCCAGACCAATATGGGAATCACGGGAACAACAGCGAAAGAAGCAGCAACCACCATCGAGGGCTCTGTTAATTCTGCAAAAGCATCATGGGAAAATCTTGTGACCGGAATCGCCGATCAGAATCAAGACCTTTCAGAGCTGACATCTCAGTTCATTGAGAGTGTAGAAGTGGCAGCAAGCAATGTATTACCGAGAATTCTTCAGATTTTCAAGGGCATTGGAGAGGCAGCGCAGGACATTGGCCCTGTCATTGCAGAGAAGCTTCCCGGCGTTGTGACAGAAGTTATTCCGGCTTTCTTCAGTGCCGGACAGTCGATGATGAAAGCTATCGGTTCGGCCATTGTCGAAAATGCACCGGATGTCATTGAATTCGGCATTGAGACCTTGTCCGACCTGTGGGAGTCCGGCGGAAAGGACTTCATCGAAACAGGAAAAGACACAGCTGTTGAGCTTCTGAAAAATCTCAGTGAGGGGCTCGTTGAGGGAATTCCGACATTATTAGAAAATGTCTTGCCGATGCTGGAACAGTTCACGGAGTACATTCGAGAGAACTCCGGAACGGTCATAGATGCCGGATTGGAATTAATTAAGAATTTGGCACAAGGCTTGATCAACAGCCTTCCGCTTCTTATCGAGTATGTGCCGCAAATTATTATTAACATTGCAGAGATCATCAACGAAAATGCTCCGAAAATCCTTATGGCCGGCGTTGATTTGATCGTAATGCTTGTGACCGGTATCATTCAGGCTATTCCGACTCTGATCGAGAATATCCCGAAAATTATTGAAGCTATCGTGTCTGTATGGACGGCGTTCAATTGGCTGAATCTCGGCAAAAATGTCCTTGACGGTGTTATAAACGGTATTAAGTCACTTCCTTCAAAGGCGAAAGGAATCATCAAAAATGCTGTATCTAACATCAAGTCAACATTCACGGGAGCAGGTATAGAAGGCGTTGTGAGTCGTATCTTTTCGAATGTGAAAAACTTCATCACGTCTCCTATTAAAAATGCGATAGCGACAGTTAAGAGCACTGTAGCAACTGTTACAAATCCGTTTGAGACAACCTTCACGAAGGCTTTTAACATCGTAAAAGGTGCAATTGACAAGATTAAGGGCGTCTTTAAATTCAGTTGGAGCCTTCCACATTTGAAACTGCCTCATCTGTCGATCACCGGCAAATTTGGCCTGACTCCACCGAGCGTGCCGCATTTCAGCATCGAATGGTACAAAAAGGCCATGGATAACGCGATGATCCTTAGCGATGCAACCATTTTTGGAGCATCCGGAGGTCATTTGCTAGGCGGTGGAGAGGCAGGAAACGAGGTTGTAGCAGGAGAAGACCACCTGATGAACATGATTCGTGAGGCTTCCGCAGAAGCTTCCAGTGACGTTCTTTCGGCCATCCTGTCGGAGCTGATCAAGCTCAATAACGGACTCTATGACAAGATCGTGAACGCTCTCAGGTCGATGAACATAAAATTTGACGAGCGAGAGCTTGCAAGACTGGTGAAAAAATATGCTTGATAAATTTTTTTACGAAAATAACAACGGTAAACGGGTCGTCTTCGGTGAAGGCGGCCTGTATGCTAATTATAATGACCTACGAGATTATGAGTGGTCGTATTCGGATGATAACAATATCATAGGCGGATTCTATAAGGAACCCGTTAAAAAGAGCCTTCCAGTTGTGATTGTAAAAAACTCCCTTGCTGAAAGAATAGCTGTTCGGAATAACCTTTTTGAAATTTTCGAAAGCGATATTTTAGCAGGCAAAAAAGGACGTATATACATTGGCGGATGGTATCTAAAATGCTGGATTACATCTATCGAGAACAGTAGCTACCTTGCTCACAAGGATTTCACGAAGGCAGATTTGAAGATTGTTACTGATGAACCGTTCTGGATAAAAGAAGAACTATATTCTTACGGGGCTTTGAACACTTCCGCAAGCGGCGGTGTTGATTTCCCTTTCGATCTCCCGGTCGACTTGCGGTCGGTGAATGTTGGACAGAATACCGTTTCAAATTCTCAAATCTTTCCTGCTGCATTCAAGATCACTGTGTACGGTCCATGTTCTAATCCGGTTATGATAAAGATTGGCGGCCATACTTATCAGGTCAACGTCGGTCTTAACTCCGGCGAAAACCTCGTTATTGACTCTATGAACAAGACGATCACTAAGGTTCTTCAGGACCGTGCCGAGACATCCATGATGCGTTACAGGTATAAGAAGGAAAGTGTCTTCGAAGAGATTCCGCCTGGTCAAAACGAACTTATATGGTCCGGAGATTTTGGATTTGACGTACTCTTATATCACAAGCGAAGTGAACCCGATTGGGAATCTCTTAATAACGATATCGGAAGCAGTGATACACCTACACCGGCACCCGGTGGCAGTGAAACAGAAGATATGAGCGTTTACTTGCTTGATTCAAGCGGAGAGCCGATTCTTGATTCTAATAACAATCGGATTGAATTGTAAGGGGGGTACATCATGGATTTTTATATAACCGATAAGGATAGATATGACATGATGTATCTCTCTGATAAGTGCTCTTTTGATTTTGAAATCGGAAGTGAAAATGATTTTGAAATCGGAATACCTGTGTCACTGTATGATTCAGAAATCTATGAAAAAGTACACTATATCTACTGCGACGGAACAGAATACGGCGGACGGATAGAAGGAATTAAGTCAGATACATCCGATGGGATTGTAAAAGTATACGGCGAGACGTTCCGGGGAATGCTCAAGGACAAGGTTGTTGAGCCGCCGACCGGAGAGGCTTATCTATACGTCTCAGGCGATCTGACGAACTGCCTTAAGGCTTTGCTTGGCGGACAGTATACAGACGTGTTCAAAGTCTCTGACACCCTCACAGGAGTTTCTGTGAACAACTATAAAGTTAACAGATATGATTACATTCTCAATGCGATGGAATCCTTACTTGAGTCTAAAGGCTATCGACTGGACATCAGCGTTGTCAACGAAGAGGCACAATTTTTTGTTGAACTGTCAGCGAAACCGAACGAGGTTGATGATGAGATATCGCAGGACTATGACTTCAATTTCAGTATTGACAAAAAAATTCTGAAATACAACTACATGATCGCACTCGGTGGCGGACAGCTCGAAAAAAGAACGGTTCTGTATCTGCATCAAAAAGATGATGGAACGGTTGAACAGGTTTCTGAAATTCCAAACGGTGATGATATCAGGGTGTATAAATACGATTACAGTTCATCAGAATCAACAGGAAGCGAAACAGAGCTGCTTGACGGTGCTGCAAAGAAATTTGACGAGATCAACGAGTCAGACAGTCAGACAATGACTATCTCTGACGGATCACAGATTGAGTTAGAGCTTGGTAGCGTCATTTCGGGACGCGATTATGTCACAGGCATCACGATTCAAGAGCTGGTGACTAAGAAAATTCTAAAAATCAAAAATGGGATAGCATCGGTATCATACAAAATAGGAGATGATAAATAATGGCGAAAATCGTAACAGGACACACAGGAAGTGCACACATTACAGCAGATGACTGGGCTTCTTTCAACGCGGGGCTTCTGAGTAGCTCTGACGTTGTGCTTGCATTTGACATGCCTGAAGCAAAAGAGACGACGTCCGGCGTCGTGACATTGCCGAAGCTCGAGATTATCATTCAAGGCGTGCATTGCCGAACGGATGGTACAGAAAAAGTGACTATTGAAACGGGGTCACAGGGCCTTTACAGAAATGATTTGATTGTTGGACGGTATCAAAAAAATGCATCATCCGGCGTTGAATCTTTTGCGGTTGATATCGTAAAAGGGACAGCATCATCTTCACCGTCTGATCCATCTGTAACTCAGAACGATATTAGATCAGGCGGAACGCTTCGAGAGGTCCCGCTTTACAGAATCGTTTTATACGGCTCAACGATTCAGAAAATCGAGCCAGTGATATCGAATATCAAGAATCTGTTGAATCTTCAGAAAAATGTTAATGCTGCAAACGATGTTGCAAAGGCAGCGAATTCTCGGGCAAAAGCGAATTCGGAAGATATCACAAAGTTAGACACAAGGGCCACAAACCTTGAAAAGAAGCTTGATTTCAAAGGAACATTGAGGGCTTTCAGCGATAATGCAAAAGCGGCACTGATGAGCTGGGTGAGTTCTTTCAATTCTTCATCTGGGAATCCTGAAGTTATCGGTGCCGGGATTTCCCTTCAGGATGCTAACGGCAGCGAAAAATCTTCGCTTAGAATTTATTCAAACGGCAAAATGCAGTTCAATTATAAGGATAATAGCTATAATGTTCCTATAATCCAGCGCGGATCACAATCCATGACCGTGGAGAAAGCGAATACAGCTGTTAAAAAAGAAATCACATTCCCGAATGCATACAAGTCCATTCCGAATGTTTTTGTCACGATCCATGCAAGCGATCCGCTCAAATACGGCGTTTCTGTTGGAGGGGTAACCGCAAAAAGCTTTACATTGTATTTTAATGCGACTAGCGCCACAACGGCAACGATCGAATGGTGTTCAATCGGTCGCATTGACCAGTAAGGAGGAAATCCATGTCAAAAATCAGTGCTTACGAAAAGATACAGGAGTTCAACGGCTCTGAGGTATTCATTGTTGATACATCGGACGGAACAAGGACGGTCACATATCAGCAGCTCGTAGACCTTATCAAGTCAACCGGCGGTAATGTTGTAGCACAGCAGAAGAGTGTGACTCCGGCAGCGAATGAACAGGTTATCGAGCCCGATTCTGGCTATAATGCCCTTTCGAAGGTGACGGTTAATGCTATCCCAATATCGAGAGACGAAAACGCAAACGGGACGACCGTAACGATCGGATAGGAGGGCAAAAATGGCAGTAAATAAGGTTATCTACGGTTCTGATGTGCTGATTGATCTGACGGATGACACGGTTAATGAATCGTCCTTGAAGCAGGGATATACAGCACACGATTGTCATGGAAATCTAATCACGGGTGAGCATGTTGAGTCCGGTGGCAGTTCCGGCGCCGGACTTCCTGATATAATCGAAGCTGGCAATACACCGATTTGGAGTAAGTCTTGTAATGTGTCCACAAATAGTAGTTCTACAAGTGTAAAACAATTATTTTCTGGTTCATCTGTTTATTTTAAAGCACCAAAGTCTGGTACTTACAGGTTTAAGTTTACCGGTTGGACAAATGCGACCAGTGGGGAGAAATATGCACGCGTTTATTTAAGTAAAAATTCTAACACACAAGCCAATCCAAGCGGTGCTATTTGGTGGAAAGATTTGCCCTTATCTAATGCAACAGATCTGACAGTGCATATAGATGCAGAATTGACCGAAGGACAGAAAATCTACTTTTTTGGACAGACTGCTTCCGGACAGTTTACGGGTACGACGGGTCCTGTAGGTAAAATCTATAATATTCAAGCTTGTATTGCATGGGATAATGGTTGTAACAATGTTGGATAGAAGGGGCATGTTATATGATTAGAGGAAAAGTGACCGGACAGGTTCTGCAGCTTGCGAAAAATACGACCGTAAGCGACAGCAAAAACTATATATCAGCCAGATTCGTCTTTTCACTCGACTGGCTTGGTCTGACTAAAACGGTGCATTTCAAGAATGGCGAGAATCAGGCGGATGTAACCCTTGTGGATGACGGCATCACACATGACAGAGGAATTGACCTGAGCGCCGGAACATGGGACGTGTGGCTGCATGGGGCAGCTTATAACGAGTCTACAGGAGAGCTTGAAGAGAGAATCACAACTACTAGCGCAAAGCTTGTAGTCCTTCCGTATCAGACCACAACCGGGGAACCTTTTAGGGGCAATAATGCCAGTGCGGTTGAAATTGAAGTCGGGAAAGCAGTTGTTGCCGCATCAAAAGCAGAAACGGCCAGAGACGCTGCGGAAACTTCAGCAAATGAAGCAGCTACGTCATCAAAGAGTGCCGCGTCTTCAGCTTCTTCTGCAAAAGAAACAGAAGAACGGATTAAGATTCTTGAAAATGATATCAACAGCGATGTTACGCAGTTCTCGGTAGATTATCAAGCGGCTATGAAGGAACTCGAATTAAAGCGAGCCTCATTGCTGTCAGATATTGATACAGCTGGAACAGTGCAAAAGAATTCGGTTATGAAAGCTGGAACCGATGCGGTAGATTCCATTAACGCTTCAAAATTATTGGCAATTTCTTCCGTAGAAAGTGCTGGTGCTATTCAGATAAAAAACGTCAACAGTTACGGAGCTGAACAGATTTCTGACATCAATTCAACTGGATCAGCCAGACTGAAAGAGGTAAATGATGCAGGGACATCGAATGTCAACAAGATCAACACAGCAGGTTCTGATGCGGTAGCATCTGTAAAAAAAGCAGGAGAAACACAGACGGCGAATATTACGAAAACTGGTGCTGATGCGGTATCTAACATTCAAGCATCGGAATCAGCAGCGAATACGACGATTGAACAAGCTGTTTCATCCGGTTTGACAAAAATTGAGGAGGCTGGCCGGACACAGATAGATCTGATTAAGCAGAACGGGGGAGGCGTCGAAAATGCACTTTCAAATTTTTTCGCTCTAAGAAGAAATGGCAAGGTATTCACGACAAAAATCTATAAATACGAAACATCTACAAGTCCTGTGGGAGTCAAAATGAATGCCAATGAGAATATGGTTGCGGAGCCATCTGTGGGAAGAACAGAGGGCAGAGATGATTATGCTCAGTATGGCCTATTTCATCATTTTACCTGCAATTTTTCTGTAGACGAGAATGGTTTCAACCACGTAGATGCCCTGGAGGGCCAGATTGGATTTACCAAGTACGGCAAGGTGCAGGTCGGAGAGGTTACAATGAGCGCCTGGTTCGGTATTGAGGACACTACCGAGGCAGTCCTATATCATTATTCTGACAGCCAGACAGAGCTGACACCATATCCGATGAAAGAATCTATCAATCCGGACGGAACAATCAGCCCATTCATGATCCATGCCAAGTATGCGGCAGGAGACATTGATGGAGTGCCGTATTCATCAAAAGGCCTGGCACCGGCCAATGGCTGCCAGGCAACACAGGCGAGAAATCCGGTCAGTTACACCGGAATGATAACCTATATGCACAAGCTGGGCGGTCACTATTGCGGCACGACAAGCTGTGATCTGTTCTATAGACAGCTCATGATGATTATTAAATATGCAACCACACACAGCCAGAGCATCATGGCCGGATGTACCTCATACAGCAATCAGAACCAGAACCTGGTAGAAGAAACCGGAGTGATGAGAGTGGTACTAACAAAGACACAGGCGGCTGGTTATGTGATCGGCTCATATGTTTCCATCGGAGACGTTGACTCAAACACAAACAAAGACCGGTATTTTTCCTATATACACAACAAAGCATACAGTGTCAAAGTCACAAAGATTGAGGACGTGGATGACAGCAATGCAGCAGTATATGTGGATGCTCCGGAGGCATTCGATACGACATTGACCACATGGATCACAACAATGCCATGGCACAGTGGAGCGACTGATGAGGTGGCTGGCTCAGACGGATCTCCGAACAGCAACACCAATGGGAAAGATCCGTACAAGATCCAGGGCATTGAGACCTGCATCGGAGCCTATGAGGTTCTGGGGAATGTGGTCATGGATATTGTTACCGGTGCGGACGGGAATCCGGCCAGAGATGTCTATGTATGCGAGGACGCCAGCACACTGTCCAGCAACATTGCGACAGTGCGGGCAAATTATAAAAAGGCTATCGCACAGGTGGCCTATACAGCAGCATCATGGAAATATATCACGGAAGAAACAACAGATCCAAACCTGGGTATCATGATTCCTACGAAAGCAGGCGGAGGCTCAACCACTGGATTTGCTGATGGACTGTATACAGATGCAGGAACATCTGGACAGAGAGAGTGGCTTGCGCTGGGCGGTTTGAACTATGGCGCGAATGCTGGCCTCTGGATTCTGTCTGCGAGCACTGGCTGGTCGAGCACGTACTGGTATATCGTCTCTGGCGTTTCTCCAAACGGCACCAGGGGTGAATGGCAGGCAACAGCCTGACAGAGGGGGCTTTCCCCTTATAAATAAATAACGGACTTGTAACGCTAAACGGGCGGTTTCCTCTGTGGCTTGCGCTGGGCAATTTGAACAATGGCGCGAATGCTGGCCTCTGGATTCTGAATGCGAACAATGGCTGGTCGAACACGAACTGGAATATCGTCTCTGGATTTTCTTGAAATTTATTTGAATTTCAGCGTTACATTTCGCTCTGTAGGAACGGAGCCACCGGAAAGCAGGTGCGTGGGGCATATCCCCAAAATACGATTGAAGCCACACCGCCCAGCTGGGAGCCAAGGAGCCTGACTGGACGGGCGCATGGTGCAGTAGGCCATGATGCGGAGTGAGTAGAAAAACCGGAAACTCCTGTATCAAGAAACGAGGACTCACAGTTGAAACGATACTGTAAAAATATACAACTGGATAAAGACTGGATTATGGTCTGTATGCTGGAATGTTTTTCAGATAAATGGAAACGGCGTGATGTGGCAGGGTTCCTGGCCGGATACCAAACCGGTCAACCACTGTCCGTCAGGGCTGTGAGCAGACTGATCCAGGAGAAAAGGAACAATGTGGACCCGTTGCTGGAAAGAGCAGCGGAAGATCTGGAAAGGGAAATCAAGGAGCGTGATGTTCATTTCCCGGAAATACGCTACTCCATGAGGTATGACGGAAACTCCGGAAAGCTCAGGGAGATAGGCGTGGAGAGCATAAAACAGCAGATATACAATTATGTAGCTGTCAATGCTCTGAAAGGATTATTTGAAAGAAAGATAGGAAAATATCAATGCGCCAGTGTGCCGGGCCGTGGCCAGGTATACGGAAAGAATGCAATAGAGAGATGGATTCGGAAGAATCCGGATAAAACGAGAGCAGGAGCCAAGGCAGACGTAAGGCACTGTTATCCGTCAATCGACACAGGAAAGCTCATGAGATTTTTAAGAAAACAGGTCAAGAACGATGACCTTCTTTATTTAGTTGAGGCACTGATTGAATCCTACAAACATGGCCTGTCAATAGGTTCCTATCTGAGCCAATGGCTTTGCAATTACTATCTGAGCTTTGCTTATCATTATGCAGAACAAAAGCTCTTTAAGATGTCTAAAAGGAGAGGACAAGAGAAGCGGACAAGGCTTTTTTACAAAATCATATTCTACATGGATGACATTCTGATTCTGGGACCACGAAAAGCGGACGTCAAGAAAGCCATGCTCATGCTGATCCAATTTTTCAGGGACGAGCTTGGCCTGGAGATAAAACCGAACTGGAAACTGTTCCAGGTTGACTATATCGGAAAAGACGGAAAGCATCACGGAGATTGCATTGATATGATGGGATACAAAATTTACAGGGACCACACAGAAGTCCGCCGGAGCATATTCCTCCAGGCAAGACGGGCATATCTGAGATTGAGAAAACAGGTGCAGCGTCGTATGGAGATAGCACTAGATCTGGCGTACCGCTGTATTTCATATTATGGGTGGTTCAAAAATTCAGATTCCGTTCACTTCAAAAAGAAGTATGGAATAGAGCAACTGATGAAATACGCGAAAAGGAGGGTAAGCATTGAAAGCAAGATTCACAACAGAACAGCCGGCAGTCAGCTGGCAGCCGCTTGACAACGGAATGGTGGACGTGACAATCTGCCTCAATGGGCAGGAAGTTACAGAAGAAAATCAGCAGATGATGGAAAAAGAGCAGTATACAACTGTGACAGAGACGTTCTGGGAATATGATTTCCACCAGTTCCGGGAAAAAGCGGAAAATGTAAACCGTGAAGCTGTGGAGAAAAATCCGGAAAAATATCTGGACTACGAACCACAGAAAGAAAAGACGCTAGAGAGAAGGGTCAAAGATCAGGAGGAGACTATTGAGATGCTGACAGGCTGTCTGCTTGAGATGTCTGAAGTTGTATATGCTTGACAACTTTAAGCATGCAATATGTAAATATCTATTCGGAAAGGGAGGTGAAACAATGATGGCAATGTTATGGGCTCAGAAGATTATGTATTCAGAAACAAAAGAAGAAGCGATTGCTCTTTATAAAAGAGTGCCGCGTCTTCTGAAAGATAAGGTTGAACAGATCTTAATCGAAAGCGGTTGTGAAGATCTCGTAAAAGAAAGTGAGGAAAAGTAATGCAAAAAAAAATAACACTAATGTTTTTATCAGCCGTCCTTGTGGTGGCAATGGCACTGCCGGCACTCGCTTGTACGCCGCCGCTGAGACCACCAAAAACGCCTGACATGCAGTCAGCTTATGACGCTGCCTACGAAGCTGGGAAGAAGGCTGCTGAGAATGTAGTGATTCCGGATTCATATTTCAAAAACAAGACAGAGACGGAATCCGAGACCGAAACGGTAATTGAAACAGAGACGGAATCCGAACAGGTCAATGAATATTATTTCAGATGGGAAAAATATATCCCCAAATCACTAAGAAACAGGTGGGCTAGCTTTCTCAGGAGGTGATCCAGTTTATCTCCCTTGCCGGGGTCAAGGCAAATATTCAGGATTGAGGTATACAGATATGACCGAAGCAATGATAACCGGCGTGGTAGCCATCATAGTCTGCATGATTAATAATGCTTTTCAGCAGTATAGAATTCGAGAACAGCACGATGAGACTACAACAATGATAACTTACAAGATTGACGAGCTCACCAAGCGAGTTGACAAACATAACGGCATCATCGAACGTACATATGCGTTAGAGAAGCAGTTTGCTACATTGGACGAAAAAGTCCGTGTAGCCAACCACCGAATAGCGGATTTAGAGGAAAAGGAGCGTGTATAGAATGTTTAAAAATTGCGTATTAAAACCCGGTGTAAATACAGTTAAATGGTGCAAAGCGGCCGGGGTGAGAGCCGTCAAGACCATGGCCCAGACAGCCGTGGCACTGATTGGGACTAATGCGTTCATCACTGCTGTGGATTGGAAGATGATCCTCTCTGGCGCTGTGATGGCCGGAGTGGTGAGCATCCTGACAAGTGTTGCAGGCATTCCGGAAGTAGAAGCAGAATAGAGAGGAGATAGACTGATATGAGTAAGACGTTTAAACAGAAAGAATGGGGAACACTGCATGGAATTTCCATGGCTGCTTCTGGCTGTGGCCCTTGCAGTATTGCATCCATCGTTGCCAATCTGGTCAAGGACATTACCCCAAAAAAGGTTGCCGAGTGGCTCTACGCAAACGGCGATTTCTTTTCATCCGGTACGACCCGTGCCGGCGTAACTGCTGCTTTTGAACATTACGGCTTCGACGTCGTTGGATATTACAAACCAGAACATTCCGGCGGCACAATCTGGAAAAACGCAATGGCTAAGATGAAGTCATTAAAAGGTGATTGGTGGGCCGTGTTCCTGACGGTCGGAAAGGTCAACGGGGCAAAGGACAATTTTTGGACATCCGGCGGTCATTACTTAGCCATCACGGACTACAAGGACGGAAAGCTGTATGTTCGTGATTCCGGGGCAAGAAACAACACCGGATATTTCAGCCCTGAAAAGCTCAGATACGATACCAACGTCATCTGGATTGTTCAGAAGAAATCAGGCAAAAAGGCTTATACAGGCGAGTTCCCGACTCTTCCGTCAAAAGGCTATATCGGTGAAGGTGACACTGGATCAGAAGTTAAGAAGGTGCAGCTGTTTCTGAAGTGGTATGGCACATACAAGGACAGAGTAGACGGAAAATGCCTTGGAAGGACTGTAGCAGCTATTAAGGCGTTTCAGATTGCAGAGGGAGAGACAACTGATCTGAAATTCGGACCATCCTGTTTGAGAAAAGCAAAAACTGTCAGAAAGTAAACAAGAATATGAAAAAAGCAAAGGAAATGCTGCTAGAAGATGCATTATCTTCCGCTATTCATTCAGAGAAACGCAATATTCATTTAAAAAAGGCTCTTACTCTTTCAGCCTTTTTCAACATCGTGTGTATTGTATATTGTGCATTAAAAAAGCATGGATAGAAGCCTGGTCAAATATTTCTGGGATTGCGGAGACAGTCAGATCATCGAATTTGCGATGATCCGGGCACGGCTGAACAGAAGAGAGAAAGAGGCTGTCAGCCTTCTTCTGGACGAATGTTATACACAGGAAAAGGCGGCGGAAGTGATGGACATTTCAGTACGGAATGTTCAGAAAATCTGGTACAACGCCGCAGACAAGCTCCTGTCGATCCCCTGGGTTGTAGCCTATGCAAAAGAGCTGAAAAATAAATAATATGCGTAAATATAGCGTATCTGATTCGTTGGATACGCTATATTTTTTTGCTTAAATATACAGTAGAAAGGGGGATGCCGATGTATAAGCGATACAACCCCAATCCGATAGCAGCGAGAGTCGGCGACTGTACAGTTCGGGCAATCAGTAAGGCGACAGATCAGAGTTGGCAATACACTTATGTGCAGCTGTGCTTGTACGGTCTGTTAATGTCCGATATGCCGTCAGCAAACAGTGTATGGGGCGCATATCTGTTAGATATAGGCTTTTCAAGGAAGATGGTTCCAGACGTACACGGTAAGATATATACCGTCTCAGATTTCGCCAGAGAGCATCAGAAAGGTATTTACATATTAGCCTTGTCCGGGCATGTAGTGGCACTAGTCAACGGCGATTGGTACGACACATGGGATTCCGGGCAAGAAATCCCGTTGTATTATTGGCATAAAAAGGAGGAGAGCGCATGAATTACCCTTACGGAAATATGAACATGAATAGTTATTCACAGTATCCACAATTCGGCGGCGGATACAATCCACCTGTTCCTGATCAGCTGAGTCAGCTTCGGATGCAGAACGCATTCAACCAGATGAATCAACCGGTTCAGCAGCAGCCGACCAATCCAGATGAACGAATCTGGGTACAGGGAGAGGGAGCAGCGCAGGCTTATCTAGTAGCACCGAACAGCTTCGTCAGGCTGTGGGACAGCACTGCCCCGGTATTCTACGAAAAGAGAGCCGATCAGACGGGAAAACCGTATATGGAAGTGTTCGAATACACCCGAAAAGGTGCACAGACTCCGAATCCAGATCCTAAACGGACGGATGCAGATAATGTTATAGAAAAACAGCTTAAGTCATTAGAAGAGCGTGTAGGCGTTCTTGAAAAGAGAGGAGCGATGACAAATGATGCAGCAGATTCCGAATAACCCAATGCAGATGATACAGCAGTTCAATCAGTTCAAAAACTCTTTCACGGGAGACCCGAAGCAGGCGGTTATGAACCTTTTGCAAAGTGGTCAAATGAATCAGGATCAGTTGAATCAGCTACAGTCAATGGCAAAGCAGTTCCAGTCCATCATGGGTGGAATGGGACATAAATGAAAAAATCATGGCCAATGGTTTAATAGATAAAAAAGGAGTGTGTTTGAATGAGCTTAACAACAAGTGAAATGACCCCTGCCGACTTTGCGGCGGTGACAGGCAATAACAACAATGGAACATGGGGCGACGGCGGTGCGTGGTGGATTATTATCCTTTTCCTCTTCGTTTTCTGCGGATGGGGCGGCAACGGCTTCGGAGGCAACAGAAACGGTGGCGGAGTAGTAGACGGATACGTCCTGACATCCGACTTCGCGAACATTGAAAGAAAAATTGACAACGTCAACAATGGCTTGTGCGACGGATTCTACGGACAGGCTCAGCTTGTGAACGGGGTACAGCAGAATTTGAGCAACGGCTTCATGTCTGCTGAGATTTCAAGAGCCAATCAGCAGGCCGGATTAATGCAGCAGCTTAATGCTATGCAGATGCAGCAGGCTAATTGCTGCTGTGAGACAAGAGAAGCTATTCAGGGCGTGAACTACAACCTTGCACAGCAGTCTTGCGAGACACGACAGAGTGTCAATACAGCCGCAAGAGATATCATCGACAATCAGAACGCCAACGCAAGAGCCATTCTCGATGCTATGACCGCACAGAGAATCGAAGCGAAGGATGCGAAGATTGCAGAGCAGAGCCAGCAGCTTTTTGCAGCACAGCTTGCAGCAAGTCAGGCAGCTCAGAATGATACTCTTAAGGCTTACATGACAGGCCAGTTTGCTTACTACAATCCGAGACCTGTTCCGGCATTCCCAGTTCCGGCACCTTACCAGTACGGCAACTGCGGCACAGGCTGCGGATGCTAATTGAATAATGACATAAGGCAGCTTGTCGCATATCGACATGGTCAGCACTCCTCCGCTGATACTGCTTAAGTGGCGGGGTGTTGCCCTGCCACTTTTTATTTAAAGGAGCGTGAAAAAATGGCAGAATATACAAATTCTAATACAGTTCTAGTCGCCGCTGGCCAGAACCTTCCTCTTACAGAGACAGCGGTAAAAGGTGGATGCGGCATTGTTCACAGAGAGGGTGCCGGCATCGTAACACTAAGAGGCACGACGAATCAGTGCAAAGCCCGCTATAGAGTTAGTTTTGGCGGCAATATCGCTATACCTACAGGCGGCACAGTTGAAGCTATCTCCGTGGCTCTGGCGATTGACGGGGAGCCTCTTAATTCAGCAACTGCAATTGTCACACCTGCTGCAGTAGAAAACTTTTTCAACGTCTATGTTGCGTCTTATATCGACGTACCTAGAGGGTGCTGCGTGACGGTTGCATTAGAGAATGTATCCACAGAGGCTATTAATATCAGCAACGCGAACATGATCGTTGAGCGAGTTGCATAATGGAGGTGTGAACATGAACAAAAATACATTGTATGACCTGAAAGAAATGCTCTGCAAAGAGCTTGATGAGATTGCTAAGAAAGGCGAAATGAGTGCCGGAGACCTTGAGACAGTGCATAAGCTTACTGATACCGTCAAGAATATTGAAAAAATCATGTATATTGATGATAACGGCTATTCCATGGACGGCGATTGGAGAGCATCCGGCACATATGCCCGTGATGGAATGCGAATGGACGACCGAGGCATGAGCTATGCGAACAGAGGACGTCACTATGTTCGAGGCCATTATTCCAGAGGAGACGGGCGAGAAATGAGTAGATGTCGTGACTATCTTTCTGATCAGATCAGAGATATGATGGACCGTGACGATCTCTCTCAGACGGATAGAGCGTCGCTTAAAAGGGCACTGGAAGAATTACAGGGATAGGCGGTGAAAGGCGTGGATTTGAACGAGATTAATGCTGAGATTGCGAAGCTTGAAGCGGGCGGCACAAATTATGCAGTCTGCGAAAAACTGGCGTGCCTCTATACGGTCCGTGACGGGCTTCAGAATGGAAGAGAGCCGGAACGGACAAGGAATATAGACGAATACAGCTATGCTTCAAATCCGCGCCAGATAGTCGCAGACGAGCCTCAGAGCGAATTCTCTCAGGCAGCTTACAGTGTGCCTGTAGATGCGCTTATATCCGTCATGAATGAACACATGGAAGCGATACGGGCCATATACCCGAAAGAGTACAGCGCCATTGTTGAGCGCCTGAAAAACGAAAGAAGGGCGGGAGATTAGTCCCGTCCTTTTTATAGTTGTTAAGCTCTGACAGCCTCTCGCATAAGCTTCCATACACCCTGAGTCATTACTTCTATAAGTTCGCCGTTTGATTCCTCAAGCTGGTTATATCCATCTTCGAAAGAATCTAAAAGACTGTCCACGAAATTCTGATCGGAGTAACTGAGAGTTTTATAATCCACCAGTTCCCCGTCGTGGTAAATCTCGATCACTTTCGAAGGGTCAGAATAGTATTTTTCGCCCTTTGAGGCATCCCCGTTCCACGTCTCTCTTTCTATGAGCTTGCTGTAATCAATCGGTTCCTCCGGTTCCAGTTCTTCGGACATTATTTTTAATTCTTCAATCATTTTGTCATCTATTTGCATCTCTGTCATTTTTCTTCCTCCTTGATGTTGTCTTCCTTAACTGTCTTTATTATACCATAGTGGACACCACTAGTCAAGCGCTTTTTTGTCCTTTTCTATGATTATTTTACCATCCTCTAAGGTCATCAAAACGCCTCTGTCTTCTTCGGTGATCCCAAGTGCCCTTACCATATCCACTGGGATGGAAACGCGGTAGTTTTTTGTGCCTTTGCCGGATGTCCCTCCGGCTTTGTTTATCATTATATTTCTATTTACTTTCATCTTTTTTGCCCTCATTATATTTTTTTCTCGCATTGTTCTCTTCGCTCCAAGATAGCAGTATCCAACCTTTGTATTGAGAATAGCCACGTTTTCTCTTTCCAAGAAAAGTTCTTTTTATATCTATAATTCCTCCATAAAACCTGATAGGTGATGACGGCAAGATCTCCTCATTATCTCTTGCCCATTTTTTTAAGTTGTCAATTTCATACACAACTCCTTCAGGTGATTGTATCACCCAGCTTTTTGCCTGGGTATTTGTCTCAAATCGTCCACTATTCGGACTTTTAGAAGCTGCTTCGTGAGCCAAAATGAGCCTTTTGGCTGACGATCTCGTTCTTCCGATTTCGGATCTTTCCAAATGCTCGCAAGACTTACTACATGTTTTCTTCTCGGATGACGGGCTTGCGTAAAATTTTTTTCCACATACTACGCAAGTTTTCATATTTTTTATATATGAAACCCTGCATTCCTGGGAACAGTAGTATTTATTTCTTCCAGTATCTTTTCCGCAGTTTAAACATTTCATAATATATCCCCGGATTAAAACTCATAATTAGCTACGAACCATTTCATTGTTTCAAAAAAATCACCTTTTGAGAATTCACTTACAATCTGATTGTTGTTATTGCAGTTGATGTAACCAACAGTACGGTTTTTGTAATCAGATACATAAACTCTTTTGTGACCATATTTTTCCCACATTTTGAAAGTGAGATAGTTGCTTTCGTCGTCATTGTTTGTTCCGCAATTTGGATTACATTCTCCGTTTGCGTCTACGATAGCAACTTCGGATTTTCCTTCGAATTTGATCATTGTATGCTTTGCTTCCTCCCATGCTTTTTTGAGGCCAGAAGAAATTGTCATACCCATTTTCTTAACCAGTTCCCAAGCTCTTTTCATGATTTTTGATAAATTGTATTTCATAATTTCTTCCTCCTTGAATGTTGTCTTCCTTAACTGTCTTTATTATATCATAGTGGACACCACTAGTCAAGGGCTAAACCAAAAAAATATAAAAATATATACAACATGATTATGCAGATGAATCCGAATACTCATGATGTATATCTTAAAGCGTCAAATTAAAAGCTCTATATCGAGCACGTAAGATGGTTTTTCTTTTCTGCCTAAAAATATATAATCTATCCTCTTCACAGCGTTTTTGAGAAGTATATTTTTCTCTTCCGCTGATAGATCATCGTTCCTGAGGCCATCAACCGCGGCTCGTAATCTAACAACTTGATCACTGTACTTTATACGCTTCGGACGGTTCTTCTTTAATGTGTCTATCTTTTGGCTCAGATCATTCATTTCCGCCCTGATAGAGCTGTTACGCTCTAAAAAAACATCTTCCGAATAGATTCCCTTTTCAAGTAGGTCATATTGTTTCTTTTCTTGCTCTGCCATCGATTGTAGTTCATCTTCCATCCTCTGTATCTGCTTTGCGTAAATGCTGTCATCGTCCGAATCACTGCTGTTTGTTTTCGCTTCTAATTCTATAGAGATCGACTCAAGCGAATTGGAGACGTTCTTTATCGCTTCGTCCAGGTATGCAGATTTTCCTCCACACCCTTTTGTCCGGCATTCTATACGGTCCTTTGTGTTTCCCTTGTAAGGGTGCCGTGTCATTGATCGGCCACATTCGGAACAGTATACCAGTCCGGACAACGGGTTTTTGATCGCGTGATCTATGTGTGCACGAGGATCGTTTCTCAGCATTTCCTGTACACCGTCATATACATATTCTTTTACAAGGCCCTTGTGTCTCCCTTTTACTAATACAACGTCTTCGGGGGCGGCCGTGCTCTTCTTTCTTACAAGATGCCCGTCTTCGTATGAAAATTCGGTTTTTGTATACGCAAAACGGACGTATCCTTTGTAATGAGGATTCTGAAGAATGAAACTCACAGAAGAGCGCTCCCACTTTTTGCCACGTGGTGGCTTGACGTCTATGCTGTTTAGATAGAACGCAATTCGTCCCAGACTTTTGTGTTCAAAAAATTTCATGTCAAAAATTTTCATTACAACCCAACCGAACTCACCGACTTCCAGTGTCGGGCCAATTTCGTCATTCACCTTTTCGTAACCGTACGGCGGTATGCTGCCGATAAAATTTCCCTTCTGAGCCGACAGGACTCGACCTCGCCAAAGTATTTCTTTCGTATACTCAAGATAGTCATTCCCTCGCATTAGTTCCTGTTCGAAAAATTTGCGCTGCATCTTGTTCGACAGGTCGTATTCCATTTGAAGGGTTATAATGCGTGTGTTCGAGTACCTGAAAGCGTTTTCGACCTTTCCACAGTCTTCCAGATCACCTCTTGTGAGTCGCTGCGGTTCGACAGTAAGAACAGCCTTAACATTGTCAGATTCGATGATCCGCAGCAGCTCTATCATCTTCGGACGTTCAATGATAGTTTCGCCGGATACGACTTCGCGAAGAATGTGATCTTCGCGGATGCGATAGCCGAGCTTTTTCAGTGCCAGTTCCTGAAGCATTGTTTCGTGCCTGGCAAGTACATCCTCTACAGATTCAAGAGGACTGTCAGCCCGGCTCTTTCTTAGATATATATAGTATTCATCCATTTTGTTTTTCCTCATTTTTTTATTGTAATTTTTTGCAATCACAGTATAATGAAAGTACGGAAGTACATACATTCATTTTTTTCTTTTTGTGTTGTGCAATACCACATGCATACACTTACCAACACACATGCTCTCTAGCGTGTAAATACCCATTTCGTGTACAAGTATCAAATGCTCGATGCATGAAACCTCCTTTCGATAGAAGCCCCGACGCCAAACGGGGCTTTTATTTTTTCCCTTTTTCACCAATCTCGTTCTCGTTTGGGAGCACAATTGTGTAACACCCTTTTCCGTCAATAACTGCCTGCCGTCCCCGCTTGATCGCAAGATTTAGAAGGCTCATGTTCGGTTGCACGTGTGCCGGATTGTTCAAGATGTCTTTCGATTCTGACACTTCATAACTTATCGCTATGCTTGCGGCGATGTTTAACCTGTATTCCAGCGGTGTCTGCAAGTAGGCCGTCAGCATTTCTAGGATACAGATCGGGGACGATCCGTGGCAGCCTTGCAGGATGTATAGAAGTTTCCGTTTCTGATCCACAGTTAGATTAGATACAAGCGTCAGAAGCGCAATCCCGACATCCTTTTCATTCGCACCGGGTTCGATCCGATCAAATTCGTACGGATAGAGAAGCTTCAAATAATACGGCATCGGCTGGATACCGAGAACCATGAACCACTCAAAACCCATTTGCTGAGACGGGCAAGACGTCCCGTTCTCCCAGTTCTGGACCGTCTTTTTACTTACTCCCAGAGCCTTGGCCATGTAGTCTTGACTCTTTCCAGCCGCTTCCCTTGATGCCCTCCACATTTTTGCGAATCTTTCCGAAATGTCATATTTTTTCATCATATAGAAACACTTCCTTAATTTTCCCTCTTTCGGTGTAAAAATTTTCCCTCTTTTTAACGAAAAAATGATAATTACGCAATCTCTACTGGTTTGATAGAATATAATTGTAACTAATATAACGCTAAAAATGATTGGGATGGTGGCACACATGAACAAGAAGAAGCAGATCAGGGAGATTGAGCAGATGCTCCTTGATGCGGACTGTGACACCGTAATGGCTGTTCACAGCGTATTGTCGAGGCTCAGGAAGCCTCGAGATGAACGAACGTGTTGGTTTTTTAAGCTTGCGGGCAAAATTGGCAAGCGATTCAGAAAGCGGGATAGTATATGAGTAACGATGACCTAAAAATGTACATTAAGAAGCACATTGACGAGATAGAAGACAGCTCGCTGCTGCTTTTCATCTACAAGTTAATAATCAACTTGATCTAAAAGCAACAAGGCCCCTCACGAATTGTGAGAGGCCTTTTGTCTAGCTGTAATACCTCAATGCTGTTACTCTTCGATTGTGATTAACTGTGTATCTTTTTCACCGTCGAAAGAAATCCAATCAGATACTTCAATGTCTACATCGCTTGTATCCTGCAACTCGAACGGTTCGCAAACGTCAATAGATCCTCCTGGCTGAATATCCTTCATATAATTTTCATATTCAGGAATTTCATAGTCTATATAAGCCAATTCGTTTTCTACACCGTTCTGGAAGCACTGAATCTGTGCTGAAGCCATAGCGCTTGTGTTTTCGTCGCCGTTATTCGTGAATGTGTAATAATACAGAAGACATGGATTTCCGTCCATATCCTTTTTGATCTCATGCTTCGAATATGTGATGACATATTTGTCTGTTTCAAAATTGATAGTGCCGTCATCGGCTGCTTCTGTCTCAGGAGCTTCTGTGGTAGCCTCCTCTGTTGTTGCAGGAGCTTCTGTTGCTGCCTCAGTTGCGGCTGGTGCCTGCGTTTCTTTTGGTGCATCTGATGAGCTGCCGCACGCCATGATAGACATAGACATAGCGGCAACCATCATTGCTGCAGTGATTTTCTTTTTCATGTTCCCTCTACTTCCTTTCTTTTATATATCAGGAATAGCCCCGGAACAATCCGGGGATTCCCAACCATCATTCTTCTGGCGTTGCCGCTTCGGCAAGCCTTTTGACGAATTCAGCGAATGCCATCAGCTGTTCGTCTGTCATCTTCTCCATTGATCTGCACAGTTCCAGAGACATTTTATATCTCATAGAACCTTTATCCTTATAGAGCCTTCCGACAAGCTCAGCCAGTTCGTCGTCGGAACCTTTTATATAAGGTTCCCCTTCTCCTGTTCTGAGCCAATGCTCATTGACGGAGAATTCTCTGCAAATATCATTGATTGTTCTATCTGAAGGATTCCTCTTTCCTAACTCTATCAGGGATATGGAATTTCTTTTCAAATCGAGCATATCTGCAAATTCTGATTGACTGAGTTTTCTATCCTCACGAATCGTTTTGATTCGCTCATTCATTCGTCTATCACCTTCTTCCTTACAAATCTATAATACACCTTATGTGCTTACAAGTCAACAATAATTACATAAAAATTTTAAAAATATGTTGACAAGTAGTCATATTGGTGGTATTATATGCTTACAAGTTAGCAAACAACCACAAGGAGGAAATAAAAAATGAAATTTATTGATTTCTTTGCGGGCATTGGAGGATTCCGAAGAGGAATGGAACTGGCAGGACATGAATGCGTCGGCTTTTGTGAGTTCGACAAATTTGCAACTGCAAGCTACACCTCCATGCACCTGCTCACGCAGGAACAAAGAGAGTCCCTGGATAAAATGCCATTAAAACAACGACAAAAAGAAATATTGAAGGAGGAATACAGAAATGGAGAATGGTATGCAAATGACATTAGAAGGGTGTATGCCGGAGATATTCCAAAAGCAGATTGCTGGTGCTTCGGATTCCCATGTCAGGACATCTCCGTTGCAGGAAAACAAGCCGGATTTCAAGGAAACCGTTCAAGCCTGTTTTTCAGAGTTATGTACCTTGTCGGACAGCTCAAAGAAGAAGATAAACCCACTTACCTTTTCATTGAGAACGTTAAAAATCTGCTTAGTGTTAATGGAGGATGGGATTTCGCCAGACTGCTCATTGAAATGGAGCAGGGGGGGTATGATGCAGAATGGCAGGTGCTCAACTCCAAAGATTTCGGAGTGCCACAGAACAGAGAAAGGTGTTTCATTATCGGACATCTTAGAGGGAGAAGTACCTCAAAAATATTTCCTATCGAAGGAACAGACGGAAAAAATAGTGTTTCGTTAAATCTTTTTGGCTGTCTTAATGGTAGAAATTCACAGCGAGATAGAGTTTATAGTGGCGATGGATTAGCACCAACAATCAGTACGAAGCCGGGAGGAAATACAGAATCCAAAGTAGCCATATTATTTGATACAAGTTATATTGGTCAAGATGGAACTTTGTACGCAATGTGGCATGAAAAATATCAGTGCTACATAGCAATCAGGAAACTGACACCGAAGGAATGTTTCAGACTGCAAGGATGGACGGATGACTATTTTGAGAAAGCAGAGTTCGTCAATTCAGACAGGCAGCTATACAAGCAGGCAGGAAACGGAGTAACCGTGAGCGTCATCGAAGCAATAGCGAAAAAAATGGAGGAGAAAACATGAAGACATCTAAAAAAGAATATTGGGAGATGATTTGCAACGCTTTTGAATGTTCGATGGAGTACCTTTATAAAGGTAAATACAAAGACACCTATTTCCAGTTGGGGCTTGCAAGAGGAATCATTATCGTTATGAGTTCAGAGGAAGTCATTACACAAGAGGAATTTAGTAAGCTTTTGAAAGTCTCGTTTGATATTGAGAGATGCGCAGATGCTTACACAGAAGCATTGAAAGCACTGGAGGAATAGAGATGGTATTGAAAATCTTATGTTTTGCCATGTGGCTGTACTGGTGGTTTAAATTCAATCAGGCGACAAAAGAACACAATAATACTAAGCAGATTGAATATGGAGTTTGGTGGCTGTCAATGTTTATATTACTTTTGAGATGAGTATCCCGGCGTCGGTTAAGCCGTAGCGTCAAAGCAAGCGCCGGATTTAAAAATATAAGAAAGGGGGCCTTTGAATGGCTGAGAAAATGACAAAGATGGAGCGCCATCAGGCGTATGATGACATTTTGGAATATTGCGATAAGATTCAGAGCCTGTATGACCTCGGAAGAGTATCCGGGACAGCTGGAACGCTCGCAATGATGGCAGAAGCAGCGAAATTAGAGCAGAAAGAAAGAGGTGCGTAAGAATTTAATTTTTGCAGTTACGGTACATCAATTAACAGTATAACTGTTAATAACAATAAACGAAAGGAGTTAAAAAGATGAAGCTCAGTAGAGACAAAGTCAGAATTTCTATGATTAGAAAGAAGATGACCATTGACGAGCTGGCGAAGACTTACGGCTGTTCGAGAAGCCGAATTTATGTGCTTCTGAACAGTCAGAACATAAGACAGAGCAGCGCCGAAAAATTTGCAAAGGCGCTCGGATGCGAAACAGTAGATATTATTGAGGAGGCATAGCATGAACGAGATTTTGAAAGTCAATTACGACAACGAACAGCCGACCGTGTCGGCGAGAGAACTTTATAAAAGCCTTGAAGTAAGTAAGAGATTTTCAGCATGGTTTGAAACGAATTCACAGGGCTTTGTTGAAAATGAAGATTATACAAGTGTACTTTCGGGTACGGTTGTAAATAACGGTGCTCACAGAGAAATTCAGGACTATTCCTTATCGGTTGATATGGCGAAACATTTGTGCCTTATGAGCCGAACCGAAAAGGGTAAGGAGTGCAGACAGTACCTCATTGACCTCGAAAAAGCATGGAACACGCCGGAACAGGTGATGGCCAGAGCTTTAAAGCTTGCTGACAAAGAGATTGACCGTCTGAAAGCAGATAACAAGGTTCTTCTTGAGGATACAGTCAGAATGAAGCCGAAGGAAATCTTCGCCGATGCTGTGGCCGCAAGCAGCACAGCGATTCTGATCGGAGATCTTGCGAAGCTTCTTAGACAGAACGGCATTGATATCGGTCAGAACAGACTGTTTGACTGGATGAGAAAAAACGGCTATCTGATCCGGCAGAAAGGAAGCGCTTACAATACGCCGACACAGCGAAGCGCCGACCTTGGCATCCTGACAACAAAAGAGACTGTGATCGTCCGTTCGGATGGATCTACAGAAGTCAAAAAGACAGTCAAAGTCACAGGAAAAGGGCAGCAGTATTTTATCAATAAGTTTTTAAAGGCTGCCAGCTAATCGGAAGGATGGTGAGCACATGAAACGGAAAGGTAATGATGACGAGCTGTATCTCGCAAACGTTCTTCACTTCGAAACCTGTACAGTATATCTTTACCGGCCGATACTGACACCGGAAGAGAGGGAACGCCGGTATGAAAATATTCGCAGGGCACTGCGGAGAATAGGGCCGTCACTTATCGCGGCAGAAGAAAGAAGAAAGAAAAAGGAGATGGAGAAAAATGAGCAAGCTGCAAATTCCTGAGTGGGAGAAGAGAGAAAAGACGATCTATGTCGAATGTGAAGAGGTTGACGACCGCACGGCTATCAGCCCGATCAAAGCGGCAGCGTGTGAGGTAGCGTGTGGTATGCATCTGCTGGCGTTCCTCGCATCGGCTTGTATCTTCGTGAATACGAGCTTTAACATCTCAACACTTTTGTTCGCTTTGTATTGTGCCTTTGGGGCGTTCTGGTTCGGATCAGTCGCAAGCAGCATTGGAGGTCTGGATGAAGAATAGAAGAAATGACGAGTGGATTGATGAGTTTGTTTACAAGATAGCGCTTTCTGCTCCGTGCGTATGCATGGGGACCCTAGTTGCTTTAGTGTGGGCGGTTATCTTGAAACTTTTGAATTCAATTGTTTTCAAGATTATTGTGTCAATTCCGGCGGTCATCCTGCTGGTATCCATTGCCATTCTCTTATACGAGATATGGAGAGGCGATTTTGAAGACAATGATTAATATTTAGGAGGAAACAAAATGGTTATCAAAAATGAAAAGGCCAACTGGTCTGCCAACCAGTCAGCCGAAAAAAATGAAAAAATCACTCATCGTGATTATATCACAGCGTTGCCGGTTTTGAAAGAGACTGTTGAAATCTATGTTGACGATTTCGAAAATCTTGTCAGATCAGACACAAAAATGATGATTTTGACAGAGCTTTTTGAAAACAAAGCAACTGTCACGCAGGACGTTCTGTTTACGATCCTCGGCGTTGAGAAAGGAAGAAAATGAAAAATCTAATATCAACCAGAGAAATGAGTCATGAAAAGTGGCTCGAATACAGAAAAAAAGGCATCGGCGGATCTGATGCCGGTGCAATCTGCGGTCTCAATCCGTATGTGTCTCCGGTGACGGTGTGGGCTGACAAAAAAAGCAAGATTCCGCCGAAACCTGACAATGAAGCAATGAGACAGGGGCGAGACTTTGAAGACATCGTCGCAAAGCGTTTTTGCGAGGAGACAGGAAAGAAGGTTAGGCGCTGCAATTACATCATCCAGCATGACGAATATCCTTTCATGTTGGCGAACGTCGACAGATTGGTCGTCGGAGAGACCGCAGGACTCGAATGCAAGACATGCAGCGCTTACGGTGCCGATCAGTGGAAGAACGGAAAGATTCCAGCACATTATGAAGCTCAGTGTTTGCATTATATGGCAGTGACAGGACTTGATCACTGGTATATCGCATGCCTGATATTGGGTGCAGGAGGCGGCCTTGTCTGGAAGAGAATAGACAGAGATGATGATGCGATCAAATTTCTTGAATCAATAGAAGAAAGATTCTGGAACAGCTACATCATCGGTGATGACATCCCGGATCCAGACGGAAGCGATGCATATAGTGACATGCTCAAGCAGTTCTATCCAAAAAGCAGAGAAGACATAGAAACGGTTGAATTATACGGATACGACGAAAAGTTAGATAGAATCATGGAGATTAATGAACTTGTTAAAAAGCTGAATACAGAAAGAGAACAGATTGAACAGGACATTAAACTCTATATGAAGGACGCTGAGCGCGCTGAGTCTAACAATTATCGCGTGACATGGAAGACGACGGCTTCTAATAGGTTAGATAGCAAAAAGCTTAAAAAAGAGCTTCCAGCAATCTATGAAGGTTATTCAAACAAGACAGAAAGCAGACGCTTTTTGATTAAGAATTTACAGGAGGAATAAAAATGGCAGATTTAAAAACAGCCTTAGCTGAAAAGGCAGCAGGCAATGATGTAAAACTTACAAAAAATATGAAAATTGATGACATGATTAAGAAAATGTCTCCGGAGATCAAGAAGGCCCTTCCTTCATTCTTCACGCCGGAACGATTCACCCGAATGGCACTGAGTACCCTGAATAACAACGTGAAGCTTAGAGATTGCTCCCCGGTCACAGTATTAGCAGCCATGATGAATGCTGCACAGCTCGGCCTTGAGCCGAATACACCACTCGGTCAGGCTTACCTTATTCCTTACAGAAATCACGGCAAGATGGAGTGTCAGTTCCAAATAGGCTACAAAGGTCTGATTGACCTTGCCTATAGAAACGAGAACATCCAGACCGTACAGGCTCAGTGTGTTTATGAGAATGATGAATTCGAATATGAGTTAGGTCTTGAGCCGAAGCTGATTCATAAGCCAGCATTAACAGATAGAGGCAACTTAATCCTTGTCTATGCTCTGTGGAAGTCCCAGAACGGCGGATACGGTTTTGAGGTCATGAGTAAGGATGACATTGATTCGCATGCGAGAAGATACAGCCAGTCGTTCAATAGCAGCTCTAGCCCATGGAAGAGCAATTATGAAGAGATGGCTAAGAAAACAGTTATTAAGAAGTGCCTGAAATATGCGCCGCTCAAATCTGATTCTGAGGCTGCCAAATCGCTTGCAAGCGACAATACGATCAAGAGCAGCATCAGCGTTGACATGTCTGAAGTCGCTCCTGATGAAGTAGCAGGAGAATATGAAGAGATGGACAATGTTCCAGAAGGCTCTACAACAGGCGAGAACGAATAGAAAGGAAGAAGAGATGAAAGGCTACAAAGGATTTAGAAAAGGTCTTATATGCAAAGGAAAACAATATGCAGAGAATACTGTTTTTGAAGAAGAAGAATCCGTAATTTGTGAAAATGGGATGCATTTTTGCAAAAATCCGTTTGACGTTCTCGATTATTACGGATTCGTAGATGAAAAAGGAAGTATGAACGAATTTGCGGAAGTTGAAGCTCTTGCTGAGACAGATACAAACGATAATAAGAAATATTGCACGACCAAGCTGAAGGTAGGTGCAAAGCTGTCGTTTGCCGGATTTGTTAAGACGTGCGTTGATTTTGTTCTCGAAAAAACGACTGTAGAGATAGGAGATGCCGACGAAAATAAGATTGGTTCATCCGGTTACTCTGCGCAGATCGGTTCATCCGGTGACTCTGCGCAGATCGGTTCATCCGGGAACTATGCGCAAATCGGTTCATCCGGTGACTCTGCGCAGATCGGTTCATCCGGGAACTCTGCGCAGATCGGTTCATCCGGGAACTCTGCGCAAATCGGTTCATCCGGTTACTCTGCGCAGATCGGTTCATCCGGTGACTCTGCGCAGATCGGTTCATCCGGTTACTCTGCGAAGATCGGTTCATCCGGTGACTATGCGCAGATCGGTTCATCCGGGAACTCTGCGAAGATCGGTTCATCCGGGAACTATGCGCAGATCGGTTCATCCGG